TCACTCCAATCATCTCCTACATTGTATTCCCCATCAAGCTGACAGTTTAGTTCAAGCGCAACACCCGCTTCTACAATAGCATCAATACCAAGTTCACCAACCAGTTCAGCATCCTGCGCCAAAGCCTCAACCTGCCACTCATCGTGGATGTTGGCTACGATCTTGGCATTAAGATTGTTTGACTTTAGCTTGTCATCAAATAGAACCAAAGCTTTCTTCATCACGATTGCACCTGCACCTTGAAGCAGTGAGTTCAAGGCAGCATGTGATGACCTGATAAATATCTTACGCCCATCTATGCCCCGGACGTAGCCTTTTGCTGACGCTCTTTCAACTCGCCTTGTAAGAGCAGCAAATGCTGGGAGATTATTAAGGAAAGATTCTCTAAGTCGTTTACCGTGATTTTTGTTTCCTCCAACCACTGTTCCAAGCTTTTCATTTCCTGCTCCGTATATAAGTGCATAGATGAAAGTTTTAGCCTGATCTCTTGATTCAAGTCCCGCAAGTTTTTGATTAGCGGTGTGGATGTCTCCATTGAGTATTTCATTTGTGAATGCCTCGTCATTCATGTAGTGGGCTAACATGCGCAGTTCCAAACCACTGGCATCAATACCTACCAGTTTGTAACCAGTAGGTACATGCCAGCATTTTCTGCAATCTTTTCCATATGGCGCACGAGTACTTGGTACTTGAGCCATGTTGGGATCACGATGAGTCATGCGCCCTGTGATAGTTCCATTTGAATTTACATATCCATGTACCCTGCCGTCCTCGCATGAGAACTTAAACCAAGATTTGATTTGAGCCAGACGCTTCTGTAGCAATAGGTACTCTGCTATAAGCTGTGCTTGAGGGATGTCGTCCATCTCCATGAGTGTACCCTCATCAACTATCGGCTGACCTGTGGGGGTAAACTTAGTAGGCTTCCAACCAAACTCTTGAAGGTATTCCCCGATCTGTTTGCGTGATCCGAGATTGAATTCTGTTTCAATTTGCCGGTCAACGAATCCATCAACACAGGCAATCTTATACTCCGCATCAGTCATACGAACACGCTTACCTGAATCTGTGTCTGCCATTTTAGATGGCACACCCGACTTGGTATCTCTTGCATATAGACGGAACTTTTCTACCTTGGGCTTGAATTCCTGATGCACCTGATCCACAACTTCAGATAATCTTGACTTGAGCCGGGAGACCAGACCATAAGCATGTGTGGTATCAAACATGAAGCCATTGATACGCTGCTCATCTAGCAGCCTGTAGCAGTCGTGTTCTAGCTTGATACTCTGCCCCGAAAAACCCTTGGCTTCTTTGCGCAGTTCAAGATAGACCCTAGCATTGAGTTGTACATCTCGCTCACAATACTCAAGCATCTCACTTGAGAACTTGTTGAAGTCATGGAACTCAATCTTGTTGTAACCAAGCTTGTAGCCCCAAGCCTCGAGACCATGTCCACCTTCTCGTGTAGGATTGAACAGCCTTGAAAGAACCAAAGTATCAACAATCTTTTTATCGTATAGACCAACCCCGGTTAACCTACGAACAGTTGGGATATCGAATGATAGTATGTTGTGGCCTATCAGCTTGTCTGCCTGAGTCAGTAACTCCAACCCTTCATCTATTTCCTTGGGGCCAAAGCTATGTAACACCTCGGCATCAATGTCATAAGCGACAATGCACCAGATAGTATTACAGTTTGTAAGACCATTGGTTTCTATATCAAAGACTAGGTTCACAGTAAGTCCTCTGCATCATCGTCAAACTCATCATCAAATACTTCACTGAGTCTGCCTGTTTCATTATCGTAACGCAAGTTAGTAGCCTTGCCTACGTCCCCTGTATATCTAGATTTAAGTACACGCATTGTAGTGGTGTTAGCTTCATCAGGATCATCAGACTGTTGGTTACGCTCAAGAGCAATAACACAATCACTCAGCTGGGCTATACTTTGACTACCTCGCAAATGACTGAGGCTAACAGTAATACCATTCTCGTGTCCCCTGTTGCCTTCTGTGCGTCTTAGATGAGACACCAGTAGCATTCCTACCCCTGTCTCTTCTACTATTGAACGGAGCCTGTGCATGATGCTATCAATAATTCTGCGTTCATCACCTTCGGTGTGAGCCGACACAAGCATATGTAAGTGATCAAGTACAATCCACTTACAGTCGCAGCCGATAACCATAAATCTGATCTTACTATAGATTTCTTCAACATCCTGAACACCAAGATGAGAATACACCCAGACCCTACCATCGTTAGCGTCACCGTTTATCTTCTGCCAAATGTTAGCAAGATAATCGTAATCGTACTTCTCCCTGATGTGGTCAATGTATATCCTGTCATTAGCTTCAATAGACATGATGCCATCAAGAGTCCTGTTTTGATTCTCTTCAAGGGCAATGATGCCGATATTATCTTTGGTTGTAGTAAGCAACCAGTGTTCCAGTTCTCGTACAACACTAGACTTACCAAGGCCAGTGCCACCAGTAACAGTAAGTAACTCGCCCTGCCTGATGCCGTACAGTTTCTTGTTGAGACCTTCCCAAGGGAATGGTACAGAGTCTTTTTTCTCTCTGTTCATCCAACTATCAAAGCAATCACTGGCCCGGACAACTCCGCTTGGAGTGTACAGCTTTGCGCCCCACCAAGCTTCCATATACTTTTGACGTTTGCCCTGCTTCAGCATGTCATTAGCATCTTTAAATTCTTCAGGCATTGTAAGTATCTTGGCTTTGCCCGGGCTGAGTAACCTAGCTACCTTCCGGGCAGCATCCCGTCCCGGCTGATCGTTGTCAAAATTGATAACAACTTCCTGATACTTTTCCAAGAACTCAAGTGCATGTTTAACATCCCGCTCTGCACCTGCTGCTCCATTCTTGAGTGAAACTACAGGCCACTTTGAACCTTGCATTTCATAGGAGGCCATCGCATCACACTCACCTTCAGTGATAGTGATACGCTTTGCAGCACCTTCAGCAAACAGGTTTTGACCGAAGAGGCCAGTACCTATAGACGTACCCTTCCAAGAAAATATTTTGTCAGGTTCTCTTACCTTGTAACCTGCTACCTCATTGGCAACATAGTATGGATAAAAGTGTGTAACAATTCTGCCTTGAGCATCTTTAGCAGACTTAACACCATAGACCTTGGCAGTTTCTAGAGAGATACCCCGATCAGTCAGGGCATTAAATTCATTTGAAATATTGATTGGAGTTCCGATTGGAACTTGTCGAGTATTAGCCATAAACACCTCACCTTTTGTGGCTTCTTTATAATCTTTTATATATGAATTGCAACTAAAGCAATAAGCTGAACCATCCTCATTTATTGATGCAGGGTCTGTGCCTTTACATTTAGGACAATACACATGCGTTTTGATAAATCCCATTTAAGTTTCCTCGTAAAAAAGGGGGGCTATGAAAGCCCCCCTAAAGGTCAACTACCTGCAAGGAGAAACAGGTAGAAGGTGAGGGGAACTTATTCGTCCTGAATTAGAACCTCGTCAGACAGATTAGATTGTATCTTGCGATTGAGTTCGGCAGCACAGCATTTAAGTACATAAGATTTCTTACCTAAAAGAGAAATTTCATTCTGTACTTCAGAGAGAGTAAGGAAGTCGTCCTTGACTTCCTCGCTCAACTTGGAGATATCGTACTGCTTCCCGTCAAGAGTGTAGATCACAACTCATCCTCAAAAGGATCAGCAGCTTCTTCTACATCAAACTCATCACCGGGCTGGTTAGAGTAAGACACTAGATCAATGACCTGCATAGCCATAAAGTCTAGACCTTTGTAGTCAACACCCTGACGGTTTGTTTCCCACTCCTTGTACTGGACTTTAACCTTTGACCCATTACCAACTAGGCAATTGATCTCACGCTTTGCAGCATCAAACAGCTTAGGTGCTGAACGCACCATACCGTTAGGGCCATTAACCTTACGCTTGATAACAAGTGCTGGGCCTTCATCCATTTCTTTAATGGAGAAACCACGAGACTTAAACTCGCCAGCAGTCTTCTCATCAACAACCAGATTCACAGAGTAAACTGGTTCGTAAGTTGTATTGGGCTGAGTTACGCTTGCCCAGTAAGCGGTTCCAGATAGTACTGGCATATTACACCTCTTGTGCATTGTTGATTGAAATTGAACTGTAATCCCATTCTTGTGGCATGTCAAGAAAAAATTACAGGCTTACTATTATTCTATCCGCAACCTTCTGGCTGCCCCACCAACAGACAACTGTCAGTAGAACAAACTCAATTGTGGATGGAATAAATCCGGTGTTGCTATTAAAGTCTTTTAGTTCTATAATCTCTATAAAGACCATTAAAGCACTTAATAAACTTAATACCCAAAGACTTATAGAAAGTACTACAAGTAGCTTGTTGTAGTTGTTTAAAGAAGACTTATAAGTTTCTTTAATATCTATAAATTTATTAATAATTTTAGATTTTATTTCATTCATTTTAAATCCTCATAAAACTATTAATATCTATGTTGATTACTGGCTCAACATCCTGCCAATCATTCCTGTCTGTTCTCCCGCCTTGAGATATGTCAGGGTCTCTAATTGTATCTAATCTTATGTAACCAGTTTCATCTGTCCAACGGACACAAAGATTAGTAGGCTTACCAAGAACTCTTGATAACTCTACAGCTGAAAGATACTTACTAAGACTTAGAATATAAGTAGAATATCTGCTCTTGGTACAAGTCCTGTTCTTCAATTCAACAAAACCTATCAGACTGTTATCCCGGTAGCAGCAGTAATCAATCTTGTACTGCATTGGCATCTTCACCAACTCGCAGTTCCAAGCTAATTGAATTACACTACCAAAGGTTTGTTCTTGTTCAAGGCTTTTTTTATTTTCGTATCTTGGTCTCATCTATAATCCCTCTGCCAATTTTTAGGTC